CCTTTGAGAATGTTGGTGTAGGAACAACAAACGTTGGATTCCTTAAGATTGGAAATGAAATTATTGAATATACCAACGTAACTGGAAATGTAATCGGTGGCACAATCACCAGAGGTAACAATCAGGCGAACTATCCTATCGGAACTCCTGTATTCAAGTATGAAATTGGTGGAGTCAATCTCCATAGAGTCAATAAGACGCATGATTTGAATAACGTCACCGTTGATAATCCAATCACTTTTGATTCTTATAATGTAAAACTTGACATGTCAGAAACCTTCAATACAGGAACTGGCACTAGTGCAGATGATAGAAGTAATGATGTTGGTCTTCCTAAGTTGTTTATGAACAAGACGAAGACTGCTGGTGGTTATGATATTAGAGCATCTCAAAACATGCCATTTGAAATCCTTACACCCATCATTCAAAATGTCACCGTTCGTGGAACCTCCCTTAACGCTGAAGTAAGAACAATCTCAAGTCAAAGTATTAGTGGAAATGAAATTCCATTTATTGATGAAGGATTCTCGGATCTTAACATCAATACTCCAAACTACTTTGACACCCCAAGAATGATTGCTTCTAAGGTGAATGAAAATGAAAAACTCGATAATATTCCTGGAAATAAATCTATGAATATGAGACTGTTCCTTGGAACAGTTGATACTAGAGTAAGTCCTGTGATTGATGCACAGAGAATCTCTGTCATCACTACATCAAATAGAGTCAATAGTGTTGTTACTGACTACGCTACTGACGCGAGAGTCAATACTCTCAGAGAAGATCCTACAGCATGTCAATACATTTCTAAGGAAGTTGTATTGGAAAACCCTGCATCTTCGCTGAAGATTCTCGTTTCTGCTCATGTAAATGCTCTGTCTGATATCAGAGCCCTTTACGCGATCAGCGACAAGCAGGGATTTGATCCTATCTTCCAATTGTTCCCTGGTTATGATAATCTCAATACCAGAGGACAAGTGATTGACTCTAGTTTAAATGATGGTCAAACAGATACTAAGATTATTAGATCTGACAATTATAATTTTGATAGTTTGAATCTCGATTATAAGGAAATGACATTCACTATCGATCAACTACCTGCATTTAGATCATACAGGATCAAACTTCTGTTAACATCTACAAGTCAGGTATATGTTCCAAGAGTAAAAGATCTGAGAGTTATCGCACTTGCATAATGGAAAAATATACTGTAGAGGGTCACTCCGATTTAGCGAGAGACCCTCGTACTGGTTCAATTGTTAATGTAAACAAAACTGAATATGAGCAATATCTTGCAAGACGTGAAGTCAAATCTGAAAAGAATCAGAAAGTACAGAATCTTGAGGATGAACTTGCTAGTATGAAGGGTGATATTGATGAAATTAAGTCACTACTTAAGGAGTTATTAAATGGACCCAGATAGCATAGAACTTAACAATCTTTCTAAAAGTTTTGCATATCAAAAGTTAGCATCTGAGATAGATAGTTGCGATGATCGCGATCAACTCAGAAACATCGCTAAGTCATTTATCAAACTTTATTATAAACAACAAGAAACAATGTCAGTAATAGGTATCCCGAATGGCTAGTAATAACATTACTTTTGACCCAGATTCTGGAGTTCCTTACGGTGCCAATTTCTCCATTTATACTGGCGGAGATTTCAAACAAACCTTCAACATTAAAAATACATCTAACTCTGCCTTTAACCTCACAGGATATTCGGGGTCAGGTCAGATGAGAAAGAGCACATCCATCGGATCAACAACGATTGCTGCAGGAACTTTTACTGTGGGTGTTACTAGTGCTCTGGGTGGTACGTTGCAAATTTCCATGGGTTCTACCGACACAAGAAATTTGGCAGAAGGTAGATATATGTATGATGTCTTAGTAAGTTCTGGTGCAACTTACTATAACTTGGTTAATGGAAATGTGTATGTATATCAGGGTATTTCTTCCGCTCCATAAATACTTAAAAAGTAGTGAATAGATGGCACAACCTGCAAGTAGGACAGACCTCATAAACTATTGCAAAAGACAGTTAGGTGCTCCTGTCTTAGAGATCAACATCGCAGATGAGCAGGTGGATGATCTGGTTGATGATGCTCTGCAGTATTTTCATGAAAGACATTTTGATGGTGTAGTACAGACGTTTTTAAAATATAAAATTACACAAGACGATATCGATAGAGGTAGAGGAAAAGGAAGCAATAATCCTGTTGGTATTGTAACAACCACCGCAACATCAACAGTTGGGATTTCTTCTACTTTTTCTTTTGAAGAGAATAGCAACTTCTTACAGATTCCACCTGCTGTACTTGGGATCAATAAGATTTTTAGATTTGACGGATCAAATACTGTTACTAATAACATGTTTAGTGTTAAGTATCAGTTATTCCTGAATGACGTTTATACATTCAGTTCGACTGAGATTCTGTCATATGCTATGACAAAAAGATATCTTGAGGATCTTGATTTTGCACTAGGAACAGAAAAATATATTAGATTTAATAAAAGACAAGATAGACTTTACTTAGACTTTGACTGGGGTGCAGCAAGTAAAGATGATTATCTGATTATTGATTGTTATAGACTAATTGATCCAAACGATTTCACTAGAGTTTATAATGACTCATTCTTGAAGAAATATCTTACTGCTCTGATGAAGAGACAGTGGGGACAGAACTTGATTAAGTTCCAAGGTGTCAAACTTCCTGGTGGAATTGAACTTAATGGTCGTCAAATTTATGATGATGCAGAAAAAGATTTAGAAATTATCAGGGAGCAGATGTCTAATACTTATGAACTTCCTCCCCTTGATATGATAGGTTGATATCATGGTGTTAAATCCATTTTTCACACAAGGCACTTCATCCGAACAAAATCTTGTTCAGGACCTTATCAACGAACAGTTGAGAACTTATGGTGTAGAAATTTTTTACATCCCAAGAAAATTCGTTACCGAGAAGTCAGTAATTAGAGAGGTAGTTCAATCTAAGTTTGATCTTGCTCTACCTCTAGAAGCATATATTGACAACTACGATCAATACTCTGGTGCAGGTAATTTACTATCAAAATTTGGTATTGAATCAAGAGATGAGGTAAGACTAGTTATCTCAAGAGAAAGATATGAAAATTATATTACACCTCTGATTGAAGATCAATCAAACATCAAACTATCAACCAGACCAAAGAGTGGAGATTTAATTTGGTTCCCTCTTGATGATCGTCTTTATGAGATTAAAGATATAGAGTATGCTAAACCATATTATCAACTACAAGATCTTTACACTTATGAACTATATTGTGAGCTCTATCGTTATGAGGATGAAGTTCTCGCGACAGGTATTGATGAGATTGATAATAACTTAGTTGGAGATGAGGGAGACGGTGAAACCGATGACGGTATCAGCACCATTCAGGGTGTCACTCATACATTAACTCTGGTTGGAACTGGTGTCACCGCCACTGCTGTCACAGGAATCATTACATCCGGTGGTGTTAGATTTATCACCATTACAAATAGAGGAGGAGGATATGGAGAGATTCCAACAGTTGCAATATCTTCTGCTCCGTCAACAGGTATCACAGGTATTGCAACTGCTACCATGATTGGTGGTATCAACGTATGCAACCTTAACGCAAATCCAAAACTGCAGTCTGTCCAGACTGTGCCTATCATAAATCCAGGTGCAGGATATACTGTTGCACCTAAGATCAAGTTCTATGGTGGCAAGGGAGGCACAGGAGCAGCAGCGACCTCTGGAATCGGTGATGGTGTAGTGGGAATTGTCACTTTAAGTGGTGGGGGTTCTGGTTATACCACAGCACCAACCATTACACTTTCAAATGAAGTGTTCTTGTCAGGTGTTTCTACCGAGTCTGCTGAATTGGTTCCAGTCGTAAGTGCTGCTGGAACAATTAGTGCAATTAGAATTACAAATGCAGGTCTTGGTTACAGCACAGCACCAACTATTACCATCGGAAGTCCCAACATGGACTCATCTGGAGACTTTATCTTTAATGAAGTTGTAACAGGTTCTACTAGCGGAACTACAGGAAGAGTAAGAACTTATAACTCAACCACAAACATCCTTGAGGTTGCAAGTGTAAGTGGAACATTCACGATTGGTGAAGATATTGTAGGATCTACGTCAGGTGCATCACATGCCTTAAGAGTGATTGATACTGAACCTGACAACGATCCATTCGCTGATAATTTTGAGATTGAAACTCAAGCAGATAATATTCTTGACTTCTCCGAACAGAATCCATTCGGTATTCCCTAAATATAGTTAGTCGGACTACTTATTGTCATAAGGTCTTAACATGTTTGGATACTTTTATAACGAAATTTTGAGGAGGACAATCATATCCTTTGGAACCCTCTTCAATAACGTAACGATTCAGCAGGATAATTCTGTTGTAAAAGTTCCTCTGGCCTATGGTCCAACTCAAAAGTTTTTAGCAAGAATTGAGCAGTCACCCGATCTCAACAAACCAACGGCAATCACCCTTCCAAGAATGTCGTTTGAGTTTACAGGACTTACTTACGATCCTTCCAGAAAAGTAACGACTACTCAACAGTTTACTGTAAAAGATCCTGATGACGGAACAGAGACCAAAAAGGCATTCATGCCGGTTCCGTACAATATGAATTTTGAACTGGCAATCATGACTAAGTTAAATGATGATGCTCTTCAAATCGTTGAACAGATATTACCATATTTTCAACCAGCATATAATCTTACTGTTGAGCTAGTGTCAACAATTCAAGAAAAGAAAGATGTCCCTGTAATTCTTGAAAACATCACCATGGAGGATGACTACGAGGGAGATTTTACAAAGAGAAGAGTTTTACTTTATACTCTGAGATTTACTGCAAAGACATACCTGTTTGGTCCTGTTTCTTCTGCAACGAAGGATATTATCAAGAAGGCAACTGTCAATTATCTCACAGGCACAGACACTTCAAATACTACAAGAGCACTTACTTACTCTGTCGAACCAAGAGCAATCAAAAATTATACTGGTGATGCTGTCACTAACCTGGCAGATGATGTCACTAAGACTGCTAAGACGATCAGTGTTGATAGTGCAAGTGGTTTGAGTGAGAAGACTTACGTTGATCTAAATGGTGAGACCATCTACATTAAATCAATCGATGGCACTAAACTATCTGTTCTTAGAGGTCAATACAAAACTGCTGCAGTCACTCACCTCAAAGGTGATGGCGTATTCGTAATTGACTCCTCAGATAATGCTCTTATTGAAGAAGGTGATGACTTTGGATTTAGCGGCACTCTGACTGGAGGATTTGACGGATTATGAGTTTTAACGATTTAAACGAAACATTCAACGTTGATGGTGAAGTAGTTCATCCTGAGGTTTCCCCTATCAAACCTAAAAAAATTACTGCTCAAGTTGATGACATCAAAAAGGATTATGAATACACTAGAGGTAATTTATATTCTATAATTGAAAAGGGTCAAGAGGCAATCAACGGTATTCTTGAATTGGCACAGGAGTCTGATCAACCTCGTGCATATGAAGTTGCAGGACAACTTATCAAGAGTGTTTCTGATGCTACAGATAAGTTGATGGATCTTCAGAAAAAACTGAAAGACGTTGAAGAAGATAAACAAGTTCGTGGTCCTTCCACGGTTAATAATGCGTTGTTTGTTGGATCTACTGCAGAATTAGCAAAACTATTGAAAGAAAAGGATAAAAAATGAGCACAGAGTTAGGAGAATTTTTTTCCCTCATAGGTAAAGCCAGACAAGAGAAGGAAGAAGAATTCCAATCTCTTGTGGGGGAGATTAATATTGACTCTTTGTTTGCAGAAGTAAAAACATCCGTTGCCGAAGATAAAAAGAAGAAAAAGAAAAAATTAGAGGAAGATAAAAAGAAGAAGGCAAAAGAAAAAAAACAAGTAAAAGCACTTGAGTCGTGGTTATATTCTGAACCAAAGCAGCAAGAAAAACTTGAAATAGAAGATGCTAATGGAGATACTGCGTTTGAAGTTGTTGATTTAATCACGCCAGAACCACTTAAACCATCTGAACCAGTTGTAGAAGAGCAAGAGGAACCCGAAGAAATCTCTGAAGAAGCGGAAGAGATTCCAGAGGATACCGTTGATCATGCACTTAAAATTCTTGAGACCATAAAGTCAAAAGAAGAAGTTCAAGAGAACGTTAGTGATCCAGAGATTATTAAGATAAGGAGAGAATTAGAATATCTTAAAAATCTTGTAAATGCACAAGGTGGCGGTGGTGAAGTTCGTCTTGAGTTTCTTGATGATGTTGATAGAGATACAGCGTTAGTTGATGGAAAGTTCTTAAAGTATCAGGCGTCAACTAAAACTTTTGTCGGTGCTGATGCATCTGGCGGTGGGGGTAGCACAGCAGGTATTGATACCACAGGCACGTCTCACTTTAAAAATCTCTCCCTTACAGGGATCACGACAGGTCTAAATGTATCTGGTATTGCAACAGTCGGTAGACTTGCAAGTTTCAAAGCATTAGTTGGGGCAGCAAGTTCTACAACGGAAACATTTGTCACCACAGTTGATAGCAAGACAACTAACCACCGTTACTATGGAAGTGGTTCTAGTAGCGCATATTTTTTAGACGGGATAGAATCTCCATTCCTTACACTTCTTCCAGGCAAAACATATAGATTTGATCAGTCTGATAGTTCAAATGGCGGTCACCCTCTTCGTTTTTATCTAGAGGCAGACAAGACAACTGCATATACAACTAACGTTACAACAAACGGAACTGCTGGTAGTTCTGGTGCATATACAGAGATTCTGGTAACTGATTCAACACCACTCGTTTTACATTACCAGTGTTCCAGTCATGGATACATGGGGAACTCATCGTTCCTCAACTCAAACTTAGTTGACACTCCATTTCAAATAACCGCTAGAAGTGGTATAAACGTATCTGGTATTGTAACCGCTACAAGTTTTGTTGGAAATATAACTGGTAATGTCACAGGTAATGCTGATACTGCAACATCAGCAACCACAGCAACAAATGCTCAAGGACTTACTGGCACCCCTAATATTACTGTTGGTATCATTACAGCAGCATCTGCGGAGTTCTCAGGTAATGTTACTATCGGTGGCACAATCACATATGAGGATGTAAAGAACGTTGATTCAGTTGGCCTTGTAACTGCAAGAACTGGAGTAAGAATTACATCTG